GTAGGTGATAGTTTGGTAGTTTTTACATCTTCTTGTAAGTATGCTGTTATAGCTTCTCTTCTTTTTATGTCAGGTACTTTTGAAACAACAACTTCTTTCATTCTATTAGAATCTATTGCAGAAATTTGTACAGCACTACGATATCCATCTAATAGATATCCTGTCATTATTTCGCCTTTAGCTAGTTGTATTTCTTCAGCTCTACCTAATCTTCTAATATCTGCTTTTTTAATATTAGGATTTGTATAAAACTCTGGAGTAGATGCAAGACCTATATCTTCTAGTTTTACACCTTCTGGTAAATCTGTTTTAATTTCTTTAAGTCTATTTGCTATTTCATCTGATGAACTAGTAACTAATTTATTACCTTGTTTTAACATTCTATGTCTTGCATAGAGTGATCCACCAGTTTTCCATAAACCAACAGCACCAGCTGCTGTAGCAAAACCATTCCAGAATGCTCCATCTTTTGGATTGGACATGTAATATCCAACACCACCAGCTAGACCAACAGCTCCCATTGTTTCAATAGATCTTAACAATGCTTTATTATCAATAATAGATTGTATCTTAAAATATTTTTGTACACCGCCTAATAACATTTGATTGTAGGAGTTTCTTACATCAGGCATAATTTCGTCAAGCATTGCTTCTTTGACTTTGTTTACCTGAGTTTTTTTATTAATGTATTCTATTTTTGCTTTACTATCTTTTGCATCATCAGATAGTTTATTATACTTTTTATTAGCATTGATTTTGTTTAGTTCTTTTTTAAAACCTACATAATCATTAAGATCATCAAATGTATTTTTGTATTTACTGTTTTTCCATTCTTTTGTTGTAGTTTTAATATCTATATCTTTTAAATTTATATTTAAGTCTGATGTTTCAATGTCATCCAATATACTCTGTAAACTATCATCAAATACTTTAACACCATCTTTAGAATCTTTTATAATTCTTTGCGCCCATGGATCTCCTTGTTCTGCGAGCCTATCAATTCCTCTTTTCATTTTATAACTTACTTCATCATGAGTAACACCTAATATTTTACTAGCTTTATTTGATGTTCCTGCTCCTAATGCTCCTATTACAAATGCAGCACCACCGCCTAACATAACTTCATTTTGAATACGATTTAGGTCTAATTCACCTGTTTCTGATAGTTGTTGGATAGTGCTATAAGTTGCAAGTGTTGGAGTAGCAGCTGCAGCAGTTAGTGTACCTTTAGTAATTCTTGGTATAACAGATGAAACTTGCATACCTATTTTAGTAGCTTGTGCAGCTTTTACTGCCCATCCACCCCAAAACCAAGGTATTAATAAATAAGGATCAGCTACTAAAGAATTAACTAATTCACCAGCAAACATTCCTGGATTAGATTGTATACCTTCTCTTACTGCTTGAAGTGAAAATGGTTGTGTAGATAGTGAATAACCATATCTTTGATACATAGCTGTATGATAATCATATTCATCACCAGATTTAATATCTGGGTTTGCTTGTAACCAGTCAAATGATTCTTGAGCTTGTTTACCTTTAGTTTCACCGCTAGCTATTTGATATGCTGCTACAGGTAAACTATTATATCTCCATAGTTCGAAAGGACTTTTAAGTGTTTCTAGAAATCCTTGTTTATCTGGTTCTTGTGTAGCTCTGTTATATTCATCAGTTAAACTAAAATCAGTAACAAATGTAAATGGTTTTGTTCCTAGATCTTCATTAATACTTAAAGTACTAGATGTAGCAGGAGCTAGTTTAGTTGCAGTACTTGCAATATTTTTAGGATATACAAACTTAAAAGCCATTACATATTTTTGTTAGCGTTAATTAATTTCATAATTTCTGCAACAACTTGATCTCTTGACATCTCAGGGTTAGCTTTCATATTAGCTTGTACTAATTGTTCTATTGGATCTAATTGAGAACTAGCAGATAAATCAATAGTTGGTCTAGCAGGTATAGCTGGTCCATCAAAGAATCCTTGACCAGATGCTGGTATTTCTGTAAAAGATCCACCTGCTTCATATTTATTTACAACAGATGCTATAGCTTTATTAATACCCATGTCTTTAATTAATGGAGCAACTTCATTAGCAATTCTATCTGACATAGTATTTAATTGACTATTTAATTCTATGTTTTCACTTAAATCTACTCTTGGAAAGTATTCTCCTTTTATGTAGTTTTTAACACTTTTAGTTACATTAGATAAATTAAAGTCTTTTGGAAATGGTCCTTCATCAGTTGCAGTTTTTTCAGTAGTTGGTTTTTCTTGTCCTGGAAAAACTCTTTCATAACTACCATCAGCTTTTAAAAAGTATTTAAGACCATCATCACCTGTAACTATTTTATCAGTAGTTGTTTTTGGATTATCTAATTGTTCTAATCTTTTTTTATTAAGATCTGTTCCTGTTTGTATTCGTTCTAAATTAGCATTATTATAAGCTGCTTTAAATAATCTATCTTGAGTTTGTTGCCTTACTTTAATTCCTGAAAGTAATACATCAGTAAAGTCTCCACCATTTTTGGCTGTTTGATGCATAACTAAGGCTTCATAAAAACCTGGTGATGACATATTATCTGAAAAGTTTTGAGCTATATTAGTTAGTTTTCCAAAGAAAGAATCATCTTTAGTTTTGTTAGTTTCTAATGTTGATGATAAATCTAAACTTAAATCACTAATTTGTTGATTGCCAGTAGTACCAATAAGAGAACTAATATCAGATTGTGTAGGTTTAACTTGTTTATTAATTTCTTTTTGAGGAGCATTCATTTGTTCAGTCAAAATATTTTGATTATCATCAGAAGTCATTTGACCTGTAGCTCTTCTATATTCTTGTGTTGGTCCTAAGTCTGTAAATCTAGATGATTGAAAAGGTAAATTAACAGAAAAACTACCTACTGGTGAATTGTGTCCAGGTTTGTGTACCATATAATCTCCTATCCTAATATTCCGCCTAATGCACCTAATCCCATAGCAAATGGACTACCAGGGAACATTTGTGATCCCATGTATGCACCAGTTAATCCTGATAGTAATGGATTAGCAGATGGTCCAGACGCATATTGAGATGTACCTCTACCTGCAATTGGATTAATTAAACTAGCGTATTGTTGTAATCTCATAAATGGAGATTGTTGTTCATAATCAAATCTAGCTATTTGATCTTGTATTTGTCTACCAGCTAAATCTTCATAAGCAGCACCAACTCCACCAAGTCCAGATATACCCATGTTAATTCTTTCATCCATACCACCTTGTAGTCCTGGTAACATATTAGCTCCTGACATTCTTCTTCTAAACATAGCTTCAGTTGCTTGTTGTCCACGACCTATATCGGCTTGACTAGCTCCATACAATCTTCTTTGTTGAGCTTCTAATGCTTGTTGTTCTCTTCCTATTTGAGATTGATCAGCTCTAAATTGTCTACCAATTGCTCTTTCACCAGACTGTAATTGTCTTGTTCTTTCAGATTCAGCAGCACTTTGAGCAATAGGTGCATATGCTTGAGTAAAGGCTCTACTAGCAGCAGCTTGAGCAGCAGGACTAGTTCCTGTTCTACCCATACCACCAAACTGAGATTGAATATCTCCCATAACATCACTACTAATTGCACTTCTTACATTACTTAGATAATCAGCTTGTGGTGTAAGTTGATCATAAGCATTATCTAAACCACCAGATTGTCTATTCATAAAACTAGATCCAATACCGATACCAAGATTTGGTCCTCCATAAGAAGTTCCCATAGCTCCAGTTGCAGCATCAGTAGCTGTGCCAACAGCTGTATTATAAATTGATGATGGACCCATTAGGTCATAAGCTCTAGCTCTTTGTAAGTCCAAAGCAGCAGCTGTATCTGGTGCAAATGGTACTACAGTTGAACCTGGAAAATATGATTTACCTGCATCACTTTGATAAATGTTTTCCGCTTCTGACATTATATCTTTTAGATATGGCTCAGATGGTTCATATGGTTTTTCAGTAGTAACCTGTGTGTTTCCTCCGCCAGATGACATATATTATTCCTCCAATTTTTTCTCTAGTATATAGTGTGTTATTTTATAATTTTGGTTTTTTAAAAGTTTAGACCAACCAGGTCTAGCATATGTTTCAATATGTGTACAACCTTGTTGTTTAGCATAATCTTCAACAACAGTCATTTTATCTTGCCATTGTTTTCTGTTACGACCAGTAACAATAAAAACATTCAATGCTTTTGAGTTTGTTCTTTGAAGAATCTTAGTAACTCCACAACCTTGAAAGTTTTGTTTTTTATTTACATTCCATAGGATCCATAGTTGCATTTCACCTTTAGTTAATGAATCATAAATATCTTCTACATTAAAATGATTACCTGAATATTTTAATGCTTTATCAATAGAATCTTTACACATAGGAAAAACTTCATTGATATTTTCAGTAGGTATAAATACAGGTTCTGTCATGTAATTTCTAAATAACTGATTACCACATGAAGATCATTAGCATTTTCTGCTTGAAATTTTAAATCTTCATCTGTGTTCATTACTAGTGGACTAGTTAATAATTCTTCAGTTGTTTTAGCTGTTATGTTCTTTTGTTTAAATAAACTAAATACATCATTTGCAGTATTCAATAATGTTACTGTTACATGAGATGCATTACTTGTATCATCATTAGATACTAAAATAGATTTAATAATAGAAGTTGTATCTTCTGGTACTACATATAATGAAGTATCATCAGTAGTTGTTAAATCAACTTTACTATTCTTGTATGTGTGAGCCATCTTCTACTCTTTTCCAAAATTCATCAAGTGCATTTTCGTGTTCGCAGTTAGAACATTTGCATACAGCACATTGTCCATTATTGCTACAATGACATTCGTGATTACAGTTTACGCAAGAAACCATGATACTACCTCCTGGTTTTCAGAGTTATGATATCTTACTAATTGATTAGTAATATCTTCTGATACTAATTGATATTCATATGTAGATAATAATATACCCTGTAAAGTATAAGCAGGGTAGTTATAAACATATTCTAAGTTTTGTTTACTAGCCATTAGAATCTAGATGTTCCTTTACCTTTACCAGATGGACCATGCTTACCACCTTGTTTACCAGAACCATGTCCACTTGGTCCACCAAAGCCTCCACCACCTTCTCCTTTACTTCCTGTTTGTTTTCCACCAGAGAATTTACCAGTATCAGCATCAACTCCAGAAACTCCTGTATCTGGTGCATCTCCAGATTTTCCATAACCAGATCCATCACCTTTACCTAAGTCTGAATCACTTCCTGATACACCTATTCCAACATATCCAGATGATGGTGTTCCATAGTCTGTTGGATCTCTATCTATATCACTTGATCCTGTATATGAACTTCCTATACCTAATTTATTTACACCAAATGGTTGTGAATCTATAACATCATCAGCCATGTCTCCAAGAGAAGTATCTAAAAAATTATCTAATAGTCCTAACCATCCAGGTAGTTTACTTGTTTTTTTTCTTTGGCTTAAATATTTATTATCCATAAAGTCATTAATCAAACCACTTTTTACATTTTGTCTATCTTTTTCTTCTTGTGTCATATTACGATATGGATTGTTTCCACCTCCACCACCACCTCTAACTACTGGTATTCCAGTTGTAGTTGCAGTAGGATCCATACTTCCGTCAAAGTTAGTACCACCAAATTTTTTAGCATATCCTGGATCACCATAATCAATACTAGAATCATATACACCTGTGTTATCACTAAGTTGTCCTCCTGGTGTTCCAAAGATTATTTGGCCAGTATTAGGATCTACTCTAAATCTATTTTGTGCAACTTTTCCTGATGGTGTATCTATAAAATTCATTTCATCTTCTGGTATAGTTTCAAAATAATTACCTGTGCCTGGTATCATTTGAGTTCCTAGTAATCCATTATTTTGTGATATAACATTTTGTAATGCTGATGGATTGTTAGCAGTTAATCTGCCATAACTAAGATTTCTATATTTTGCTACAAGTTGATCAAATGTTGACATTATCTATATCCTTCTTTTATTGCTTCTACATCTAAACCTTGTGCATCAGTCCAAGTAGATGCAGCTGGTATCTGTAAGTTAAATTTAAAATATCGTGCTGATTTATGAAATGGTATAGTTCCTGTACTATGCATAGTATTTTGAGATGTATTACTTTGAGTATCTGCTATTCTATTTCTAAATGATGCAGAACAAGTAGCAGCATTTGTATCTACAATAGGTCTAACATGAGTTAGTAATGCACGATTATTTTTGACTAACTCAGTTTCACCTGTACCAATTTCTGCTGCTAAAGTATCACCTTCAAAAGAACCTAACTTATGATCTGTATTAAATGCACCTACACTTCTTAGTCCACCTATAAACAATGCATTATCTAATGAAACAGTTATAGCATCAATATCATTTGTTCCTGCGCTTGGATAATCATCTAGTTCTTCTAATGTATAACCAGGTGATAAGTAATCAATAATACATTCATGATCTAATTCTACGACAGACCATCTATCACTAGCAATATGATATATTAATATCTTATCATTTTGTGTACCTGAGTTAGCTCCAGTAGAAGATGGATAAGACCACATAACTAATTTATTTTGGTGATCATAAGATGCTCTAACTCTTTCTCTTAAATGAAACTTTAAATCATTATAAAAAAAACGATCAACTTTATTAGCTCCTATAGGTCTTGATGCAGATCCATCAGTAACATAAAATCCATCTTCAGATAAATAGTATACAAGGTTTCCAACTTGGATTACATTTTTACCTTGAACAGCACCTCTATTATCTTCAATACGTCTAAAAGAAAATACAACATTGCCACCTCTATAATCCATTCTAGTGATACGAGATTCTTGAAATATCAATCCATACTGTCCACCAGTAACTCCAGTAATAACACCACCTTCAGGTAATGTTTCTGAATCAGATTGATTAGTTCCAACAGTCCAAGATGTAGGACTATTAAAACTAGACCATTGTACTTTGTTTTGTGCGGTTGGTTGAAATCCTGTAACAACAAAATTACCTACAACAGCAGCATGTCTAAATGCAGGAGGTGATCCTCCAAGTGCAGCAAAATCAGTTGAACCATCAAGTGTCCAGGCTTGAGGTGCATCATCACCATTAAAGGCAATAACCACTTCACCAAATCTAATGAAATCCCAATAAGAATCAGCAGGAAAACTAAATGTAGTTCCACCACTTTCATCTACAAATGAATTAGATGTTAGTTTATATAGTTTAGTAGCATCACCTGCAAATATAGAAACTACACCACTATCTGATTTAAATGCTTTTGCACCTTGGCATCTTGCAGTAGTTGCGTTACTAGATGTTGCAGTAATTTTTTTAAATGGTCTGTAACTATTTACAGCAGGAAATACATTCAATGCTTGTGTTGAACCTGGATTTACATGATCTGGTAAATCTGGTAACCATTCTCCAAAAGGTAATTGCATTAGTCTACGTTATCTAAATTATTAATATTAATATCTGATCTTTGTACTAATGGAGTTCCATTATATTTATCAAGATCATCTGCATCTTCAACTTGTTTTATAGCAGATTCATATTGTGTTTTAAATTGTACAACAGTTCCCTGATCCATACCTCTGATAAATGTAGATGCAAAATATAATGCACCAAATAAATAAACATCAGGATGATTTGTAAGAATATGATTAGTAGTAGTTGTACTACTTAAACTGTCAAAGGCTTTATAAAATGTTAACCTGGCTGTTGCAGCTGTATCAGGAACAGGACTAAATCTAAAATTAGAACCTTCAATAGAGTATACTCTTGGTGTACCTGAATTATTAAATCCTTGTGTATTAGCTTGATGAAATGGTGTCATTACTTGTAAAGCTCTATCTGGTGTAGGACTTGTAAGAACAAAACTTCTTACTTGTAAGAAACCAGTTGGTAATGCTTCTGTTTCTGCATCAATAGTAAATGAACTATCTACTGTTTCCATTGATCTAATTCTTAATCTACGATTAAAATCAGCTTCTGTTAAATCTATAAAGTCATCTATTTCAGATGTTAAATCATCTCTAGCTAGGAAATTAGCTATTGCTATTTTTAAATTTGCGTAATTATTTAAAGCCATTATAACTTCTTACTCCCAATTCTAAAGTTTTGAAATTCGTTACTGTTTACCATTTTCTTAATTACATCACTTTGTTGATCTTTATCTAATTTGTACCAGTTAGAATGACCATGTAATTCTTTTGTTTTTATTTGTAGAGCAATCAATGGTATTTGTGCAATTCTTTGAAAGTCACCTTTTTGTGCTTCAGGTATATGATTTCTAAATATTTTGTTTTCTTCAAGAATTGGTGTTACATCCTGTGTCTTTTTTACAACAAGTTTGTGTTCACTTCTATCTACATAGATATCTTGATTAGGATTGTAAATATCTTCCATATTATAGCTCCGTTACATCAACATCATAAGCATCAACTAGAACTCTCCAACCATAAGTATCATTGTAGAATACTAAACCAATACCAGTATTTTGAGTTGTTATAGTTAAGTCGTTAGTAGCTCCTTGTATTTTCTTTGAGTTGCGACCTACTGTCAAGTTATTGGAATCAAAAGATGCAGTTGCATCAAGCACATGAACTTCATCACCAGCACTAGGACTGGCAGGAAGTGTAATTGTAAATGCACCACCTGAAGTATCACACAATATTTTATCACCAGCAACAGCTGTATAGTTTGCTGTCTTAGTTAAATTATAATTAATATGTGATTTAGTATTTAATTG